GATGTTGCGCCTCCGCTTCATCCGCAAGCTGGTCAAGCTCAGCATCGGTCAACGTGTCTGTCAGCATGGAAGGAAGTTCCATATATGTTGATAATTAACGCCAAGATTGTTATTGTCAATCCGATAATGTAATTGACTTGCGTTAGTGTTTCGTGCATAGGAACGCGGAAATGGCCGTTCAAACCTTAATGCAGATGCCCGACGTTATTGAGTGTGGCGATACGCTCCGCGTCCAGCTTGGTTTCGGCAACTATCCGCCCGCATCGTATTCCGCCGCGCTCAAGTTCAACATCGCAGGCACAGCGCCAACTAGCGTTGCTGGCACGGCGGCAACTAGCACGGATTTCCTTTTCGTTCTTTCCGCCGCAACTAGCGCGGCAATGGCGGCGGGAAGCTACGACTACGCGATCCGCGTCACGCAGACATCCAGCGGGGAAACAGCGACAGCGAAGACGGGCACAATCACGTTCCTTCCGAACCTTGGCGAAACGCTGACAAAATCCACGGTTGAACAGCAATACGACGCTGCAAACACCGCGCTTCTCTCATTGTTGGCCAACAAAAACAGCAGCGTTTCGTTTAATGGGCAATCTTTCACGAAGGAAAATCAAATGTCCCTTGTGGACATTATCTCGCGCCTCAAAGCAAGGCTAGATGCCGAGCGAGCAGAGCAAGCGGGACTGCGAGGGCAAGGCAAAACGCGCTCAATAGCTCCATTCTTCCAATAATATGCCAGCCAAAACGAAAACCCGACAAGTCAAAGTGACGGCAGCGCAGGAAAAGCCGCTTGTGCGTGATTATACCGCGCTGATGGCACAGTTGAAAAAATTGTCGCCCGATTGGAGTGTGAACAATATCTCGATGGAGTCGGATATTTTGGCGAATCAGTTGGATTTGCTGAATTACTCCCGCGACTTGTGGAAAACCAACCCATATTTGCAAGCCTACGGCGACGAAATGGCGGTAAATGTCCACGGGCCGCAAGGCATCCGCCTTCGCATGAAGATTCAAGAGGAGTCGGATCGCGTAGTTCACGCCACCGAGGAAAAGGAAAAGATTCGCGGTCATTGGCAGCGTCGGGATCGCGTGAACAAGCATCTTGTGAAGAAAGGCGAGCGCCCGCTTTTTGTGAAGCCATACGAAGAGAAGCGCGACAAGGCCACAATCAAAGCAGGAGCGCCCGACATCTTTGCAAATACCTACATTGAACGCGCATGGCTGGATTGGCAGCGCAAAGAGAACTGCACGATTACGGGGCGGTTGTCCTATAATGAAAGTCGGATGTTGCGCTTGCGTTCGTGCGCCCGCGACGGCGATCACTTCATCCGATTTCTCCGCGACCCTAGCTACAAATACGGAATCAAGATTCAGCACATCAACACGGAGTGGTGCGATTGGAGGTTGAACCAAAAGATAGCGCAAGGACAACCCGGCGCAGGCAATACGATCCGCATGGGCATCGAATACGACGCCAGCGGACTTGTCCCAGTTGCGTATCACTTCCGCCGTCCGTCGTTCAACCAATGGCAAGGCGTTGTGCCCGTGTCTTACGGCACGAACGGCAAAGACACGCACGAACGCATTTTAGCCGACGATATTATCCACTACGCGAAGTTTGACAACAACTCAGACGTTAGCCGCCCCGTTCCTTGGGCGACGGCGATTATGAGCAATGCGCGCCAGTTCCAGAAATACACGGAGGCCGCAGTTGTCGCGGCTCGCGTCGGTGCGTGCTCGACAACTTTCTTTGAGTCTGAACTAGGCGGCGAGGATGGAGTCAGCGCGGCAACGCCCGACCCGCGTGATGTCAACGCGTTAATGATGCAAATGAATCCCGGCGCAATGATTGGATTGCCACCCGGAATCAAGGCGAAGATCAACAACCCGAACAATCCCAACCGCGCCTTCGGCGAGTTCCGCAACGAAAGTCTGCGCGAGTTCTGCGCAGGATTGCCGGGCGCATCGTTCCCTGTCATTGGCCAAAACTACGCCAAGATCAATTTCAGCGCAGGCCGATTGGATCGCCTCTCGACAACTGGCGCGTGGCAGATGCTCCAAGAGTTCGACATTGAAATGGCCGAACGCCGCATCTTTGAAGAGTGGTTGAAAATGGCACTCATCACGCAAGCCGTGAAGCTGCCAATCTCCAAGTTTGAGAAGTTCAACAAGCCGCATTTCCAAGCGCGACGTTGGCCGGGCGTTGACCCGATGAAGGAAGTCAACGCAGCAGCCTCCGCAATCTCCAATAAATTCACCTCGCGCACCGCAGTCATTGAAAGCGGAGTGTGCGGCGAGAGCGGCAACTTTGAAGATACCATCATCCAACTGGCCGAGGAAGAAATGATGTTGGAAAGCCTTGGTATGTCGTCCGCTACCACGGCGGACACAATGGAGCAATCCGATAAACCCGCAGAGGAACTAGACGATGAAGATTCAACCGCCACCGAACCAGAACCGAAAGTCGAAGAACAAGAGGAAGATTAAATTTCAGCCAATCCCGAAACCATTACTCACGCAAGAAACCAAACTCCTAACACGATGAAAACTCTCAAGATTCCAAACCAACTATTCCGCGAAGGGATGTCACAAGTTGACAACGGCACTTTGCGATTGAGTATTTGCAGCGATCAACCGTATCTCCGCTATAATTGGGCAGACGGCGAGCAATACTATGAAGTGCTCGATCACAGCGAGGGAAGCATTGACTTGTCCCGACTTAGTAACGGCGCGGCATTGCTGTTCAATCACAAGCGCGACATTCAAATCGGCCTCATTGATTCGCCCTCGATTGAAAACGGGCGTTGCTATGTCAATGCCAAGTTATCAAACGCGCCCGATGTTGCCAGCTACAAGACTCGCGTTGAGGAAGGCATCTTGAAAGACACATCCATCGGCTACGAGGTCACGGACGATGGCACGCAGATTGGAGAGATTGACGGCATACCAGCATACAAATTCAAGTTCGCCATTCACGAAGCATCCTTAGTGACTATTCCCGCCGATCCTACGGTTGGCCTTGGACGTTCGCGCAGCGAAGAACCGAAGGGCGGACTAAAAGAAATCAGCATCGGCGTGAAAAAGGATATTGACTTAACGCAAGTAAGTTGCAATAAGCCGTCCATGACCAAGGAAAACGAAGTCGCAGAACCGCCAGTGGAAACACCAGCCACAGTTGAAACTCCAGCTCCAGAAGTTGTGGAAGCTCGCGTTGAAGTTGTAGTTGAACCACCCATTGAGACGCCAGCCCCAGAACCTAGTGCCGATGAAGTTAAATCAGCGGCAATTAGCGGCGAACGCACTCGCGTTGCTGAACTTCGCAAATGGGCAAAAGACATTTCCGCACTTCGCCACATTGACCTTAACGACGCGCTCTTTACTCACATTGAGGAAGGCAAATCACTTCCTGAGTTCAAGGAATGGGTGCTCGAAAACGAGTTCAAATCCAAACCAACCGCTTTTTCGTCCGAAACCAGCAACGCCAACACGCTTTCGCGTTCAGCGTTCTCCGCGCTCTCTCCCGCCGAACAATCGGCACATTGCGCGGCGGGCGGGCGAATCAAAGACTAACCAATCCAGTTCACACTCACTCACACAACTCTTAAATAACTAACTCAAATGCCTAATACGCTTACTAACCTGATTCCTTCCGCTTACCGCGCACTTAATGTTGTGTCGCGTGAACTGGTTGGATTCATCCCATCCGTTCAACTTGACCCTAGCGCAGAAATGCTCGCCGTTGGTCAAACGATCTACATCCCGCAAGCCCCTGTCAACTCGGCTGGCAAAGACATTACGCCCGCAATGGCGTTCCCAACTGCCGCCTATCAAACCATTGGCAGCAAATCGCACTCGCTCACCAAGCAGCGCGCTTTCCCGTTCTCTTGGCAGAACGAAGAGCGCAAAGCATTGGACGCTGGCCCCGGCTATCTTTCCATTAACGAGCAGCAGATCGCGCAAGCAATCCGCGCTTGCGTTAATGAAATGGAAGTTGACATTGCAGTTGCAGCTAAAAATGGCGCATCCCGCGCTTTCGGCGCAACCGCCGGCACGGCTCCCGTCCTCGCGGATTGGGCGCAGGCCAAAAAGATTCTCGACGACAACGGCGCACCTTCCACGGATCGCACCAGCGTCTTTGACACCACGGCAGGCGTCGCGCTCCGCTCGACCAGCAACCTCTACAAAGTGAACGAAGCCGGAGACGGCGGCAGTTTGCTACGTCAGGGATTGCTCGGCAACCTCTTCGGCTTTAATCTCCGTGAATCCGCGCAGATTCAGAGCACCACGAAAGGCACCGCCGCAAGTTCAACCACGAACAGCGCAGGCTACGCCATCGGCGCAACCACGCTGACGCTGGCAGCAGTAGGCACCGGCACGATTCTGGCGGGCGACATCGTTACTTTCGCGGGCGACACCAACAAGTATGTTGTTGCCACTGGTAATGCGGATGTTTCCGCTGGCGGCACTATTGTTCTGGCCGAACCCGGATTGCGCGTTGCAATGAGCGCGGCGACAAAGGCGATCACCGTCTTTGGCACCAGCGCACGCAACACGGCCTTTAGCCGCAACGCAATCCTCCTGTCCACTCGCCTTCCCGCAAGCGTGTCCGGCGACTTGGCAACTGACCGTCAAGTTATCACCGACCCCGTTAGCGGAATCTCGTTTGAGCTTTCCATGTATCCCGGCGACCGCATGGTTCACTACGAGGTTGCCGCTTGCTGGGGCGTCACGGTCATCAAACCCGAACATCTCGCAATCATCGTTGGTTAATCAACGACCATGCAAGCTCCGCGAAATCAACTTCCAGCGGGCTACACCCTAACCATCATCGCGGACGCTGCCAGCAACGGCAGCGTCCGCAGGTTGGCGCGAAGCGGCAGCGCGACAACTTACGCCGCCGCCGACATTGCCGCCTCGACAACTACGGTAATCGGGCCGTTCCCGACTCCGCGACAATACGAGATTCTTTCCAGCGAGGGAGAATTGACGTATTCAATCGCGGAATCTGACACAAGCCCGCGAACCAGCGAAAACTTTGCCGATGAAATCAGCGATGAAACAGGAACAGGCTCGGCAGTATTCGGAACCGCTCCAACTCTCGCCGCACCAGCGATTACTTATCCAGTCGCTACGGCATCGGCTAACGGCGCAATCACGATTACGTCCGGTATTGTCAACATTACCAAGGCTGGAGTTTGCGCGCTGACATTAGCCGCCCCGACAACTAACGGAATCACTATCACCTCCACATCATCCACCGCCAACGCGCATACGATTACAGCCACGGGCATAATCAGGAACGGCGTTGCGGGTGGACATAAAAGCCTAATCACATTTGCCGCATACGGAGGAGCAAGCGTGACGCTTGTTTCGATAGACGGGCATTGGAACGTAGTTTCACAAAACAACGTCACAATTAGTTAATTTTACAAATGAGCCAAATCACCGACGCATTTGATTCGCTGGTGACGGCCATTAACGCCGCTCGCGGCTCTTCGCCAACGCTGACCATCGGCGCAATCACCGTTACCAGCATCCTTGTTGGCGACAACCCGATTGACCAACAGATATTTGACGGCGCGCTAACCGACCCAGACGGGCCGCAAATCAGCAGCAAGCTATCTTCGTGGTCAACCGTGCCGACTAAAAACGATACCGCAGTCCTAGCGGCATCAGACGGCGCAAACGGCACGTATGACGTAATGGATACCAACATTCACGACGGCATGATTTACATGAAACTTGGCAAGCGCGCAGGCTTATGAGCAACTTCGCTGAATATGATATTGAGCGCATGGTTATCACCATTCTCGCCGCGCAGACGGATTTGCCAGCCGCATTGCACCGCGACGTTGACGATGGCGCGGACAAGGATCGCATCATTGTCAGTTGCGACCCCCGCGAGGTTGAACTTGGCAACCGCGACGAGGGGCGCGCACCTTCACGATGGGGCGCAGATTTGACCGTTGAAATGCGACTTGCCAGTATTACCGACATGGCAAAATTGCAGCTATGGAGCACGGCGATAGACGCGGCTTTCGCAGGCTCAGTTCCCGCCGCTACGACTACGCTTTTCAACACGCTTTACGGAGCGACAAATGGCTATTTTCAAATCAAAGCCGCAGACGGCGGAAGTCGCCAAGGGCCGGGATCCCAAGTGCGCGAATGGTCACGAACTTTCCGCGTAGTTACGTCTTGACTTGTTGCCACTAAGTTGCAATAAGCAACGTAGAAACCAATTTCAACCAATCCGCATGAAACTCTTACTTTTACTTTTTTACACAATGACTATCATCGGAACAGCAGGCCCAACTCACGGAATCCCATCTGACGAAACGGGCATCCTTATCAAATCTCTCGGACTCAGCTTTGAGCCGGAGTTTATTGACCCGCTTACAAACCGCGAAGGCGAGCGCATCAATGAAGCTCGCGGTGCGATTTGCAACAAAATCAGCATCACGGGCGAAATCAGTTCTGCAACTGGCATTATTGACGCCACGTTCTACGCCGCTGTTACCCTCACGAATACGCTCGGCGTCACGGGCGCAACCGCAAACGGCATTGCGCCTATGGCGGCGGGCGGCGTGTATATGAACAGCGCCAAGGTGGATCAATCCGCTACGGGCTGGAAAACTTTCTCGGCAGAATACCAGCAATACGCAGGCATCGCCTAAACCAAAAACAAAGGCCGTGCGTGGCGGCATCAATAATACCACGCCCCTACCAATCAAACCAATGGATCAGTTTTTCTCTACGCCCTCGACACCGCTCGCAATCACGCTTGAGCTTCTGGGCGTCCCGTGGGTGAATCCGCAATTCCCGTGTGCGATGACTTACACAGACAAGTTTCTTGCGGAGCACAAGCGGCATCTTGTCAGCCGTGGCAAATGGGAGACGGAAACACCATTCACGCCGCAGGACGCGCAACGACTCGACCTCGTAGATCAATGCACTTACTTTTTCCAGAAAACCCCGTTGCTCGAAGTGGTATTGAAAGGCTGGGAAAAAGGTTGTCAGGCGATCAAAAACACTGAGTTTCGCATGGAGATTGACACGATCCAAGAGGAAGAAGCGGCTACATTGCTCGCAATCGCCCTTGGCCCGAACGGAAAGCGCGCCCGCATGATCGGCATGATGAAAGGAGCAGTCGCAAAGCTAGCCGTGCAATCTGACAACGGCGACTGGACATTTTTTGGCAAAGACGCCAGCGCAGAGACAATTCAACATCTAACCCAATAAAACCAATATGGAAACACTTACAGACGACAACGCACCATCAACTCCCGCGCCTATCTCGCAAGACATGGGCCGCGTGTTCACCTTCGCTGGCATCACGCTAAAGCCATACAGCACAGCGCGAGAACAGGCTTTCTGGCGCATCGGGCAAGGCAACGAATACGAGAAGGAAGATGCAATTTACCTTGTGTATATTTGCACACTCAGCCCGGTTGAGTGTTCTGCTATTCGTGGCGCGGAGATCAACAAATACCGCGCTGACGCAATGGAGTGGCTTGATGATTTGGAGCGCAAGACAAAGAAAAATCTCATCAGTGAAGTCATTCAGCTTCACAAGGAAATCAAGAAAGACAGAGACGATGCCCGCAGCATTGAGCCGGACGCTCCTAAATCGGGAAACGCCTGACCGCCGGTGCTGACGCGCACACCATCGGCGTAGTATCGGCGGTAACTTGTGGATCGCTCACACCGCATCAAATCCTTTGGGAGCTATCGGCGGCAGACGTGGATCGGCTTTACAATCTATGGTGGCTGACTACGGCCAACACGGACGGAAAAAACAAGCTAAGATACACCCGCAAAGCAAAGCCCGTGAATGTGTCCGACTTCATGGCGAAACGCCACTAGTTACCAATTGCAAACATTTTCATTGACGGAATCGGTGAAGCTGTGCATCTTCGCGGAAATCAATCCATGAAACTCCAATTGCTCACCGACTGCGCCGATCCCGAACCGCTTTTCGCCTCTCCTTTGTGGGCGGCTGAAAAAAAGGAAGATGGCGACTGGCGCAGAGTCATAAAGAGCGGCAACGAGGTCATCGGACTCACGAGAGAGGGCAATCGCGTAGCACTCAGCGAAGAAACGGTTGCGCTTGCCATGCTTTCGCCGTTTGACTTCGTTCTCGACGGCGAGCAGATGAGCGGGGGCCGCTTCGTGGCGTTTGACATTTACGGGCTTATGGGATCGCCCGTGCTTTCCGACAACAGCGCCCGCCGTGATATTTTGTGCGACGTATGGAAGGGCGAAGTTGTAGAGCGCGTCATTGGCGAGGAAGCAAAGCGCGAACTGTGCGAGCGCGTGAAGGCGAGCGGGGGCGAAGGTATCGTCCTGAAACGAGTGGATGCGCCCTATATGGAGGGACGCACGCCCTATTGCCAACGCTGGAAAAACTACCAGCAAGAAGTCTTTGAAGTCGCATCCGTGAACATCGCCAAGTGCTCAATCGAAGTCTCGCGTCACGGCGTATCGTTTGGTGGCGTGCCCGTGCAATCGCTCGCACGCTTGCCGAAAGTTGGTGACAAGATTCTTGTCAAATACGAGCGCGTGACGGAAAAAAACAAGCTGCTTCGGGCGGTGCTTGCAAAATAGAAACATCCACACTTGAAGACATTGCGATTGCGATTGTCGCGCTTGCGCTGGCATATCATGCGTATTTGAGTTTAACCACGCTTGCAAAATAACCCCCGCCCGCGCATAGTCGGGGCGTGTCAAAGCCAACTCTCGATTTCACGCCATTTCAAGCCGCGCTAGGCACAAAGCTGGCAATCGCGGTGAAGAAGAACCGTGCAGCGGCGGATATTGTAAATGACGCTGGGCTGAAAATACTCGTTGGATTTAAGGGCGGACAAGGGCTTGTGCAGCTTACGAGAAAAGCCACAAAAGAGCGCATCAAAGCCGACATGAACGCCCCTGTTCCCGGCACGGGCGGCGGAGTTAGACCACGAATTATCTGGCTGGCAATCGGATGGCTGAAAGGACGCGGGGCAAAGATTACCAAGTCAGCCGTGCGTGAAGCTGCCAGCGTGATTCTCAAGATGCGTATAAAATCCCGCGCGTATATTGCGGCGGGATGGCTTTTTGCGGCTAAAGACCTTTTCGAGAAATCGCCCGGCAAACACAAGTTCACGCGCCTAAAGCCTCGCAACATCCCAACCGTCGAAACAGGAACCGCCGCAACCTCCTTTGCCGTGCCAGCCATTCCGGGGCGAACAACGCTCACGCTTGTCAATACCTCACGCGGCGGCGGAACTGTTGGCATGGAGTATGCACAACAGGCCATAAACAACGCCACGGCAGACATTCAAGTGTATATTGACCGCGAGGCCGGAAAACAGTTCGCCAACGAATTATTCAAGACGCTCAAGATTGCTTGACGCAACCTACTTGCAATAGTAGAAGCGTCGGCAACAATTCATGGAAAACGGCGTTATCAAAATAGGAGGCGATTACTCCAAGTTCTCAGCGGCGACTAAAGCCGCGATGACTAAGGCGCAGCAGGATAGCAAGGCGTTCGTTGACGCGGCGGAAAAGCAGATGAGCCGCCTAGATGCAAGCGCGGCTAAATTTACTGGCGCTCGCCGTGGTTCAGCCTTTGCGGGCGGTCAAAACGCATCCTATCGAACGGGTATGCTTGCACAGCAGGCACAGGACGTTGCCGTGTCTCTGCAAATGGGGATGAGTATGTCCCGCGTTATCGCGCAACAGGGTTCACAAATTGCCTCTATTTTTGGCACTCGCGGAATGATTGCGGGTGGTATTCTCGCCATCGGCGCGGGACTTATAGACATCGCAATGAGAACAGAGGCGGCAAACAAGGCATGGGAAGCATACGGAGAAACCGTGAAGCGATACGGCGCGAACTCAGAGGGATTCTTAAAGCAGGCGGCTGACTACATGGATAGCGCGCAAAACATGAGGAATCAGCGGCTTTTCGGTGAAGAGGCGGCGGCGGAAATGAAGGCGGAATTAGATCACTTTCGCAAAATCGAAGAAATCAGAAAATCGCCCGGCTCTAGGATATACGCAACGCAGGCAATCAACGCCGAAAACGCAAGATACGAAGAGCAAATTAAGCTACTGGAACACATCGGGCAGCAAAAGCAAAAGCAGCGCGTTAAAGATTTAGACAAATACGTTGACGAGCAAACAGAAATGGAATGGAAGCTGTCCGGATCGTCTGAGGATGAATTAAAAAAGCGGCTTGCTGACAAGTTACTCAGACTTGAAGGCGAGCGGTTGACGATGGGTGGCGAGGACTGGCACAAAAACAAAAACGAATCATTGAAGATTCAGAACACTTTGATGGAAATGGGGCTATCTAAGCAAAAAGAGATAGACGACATTACCGCCCGCGCATCACAGACGCAAGCGAGCGCCCGCGAAAAGGAACTCAGCGGGCAGGAAAAGGTCAATAAACTGACGGCTGAATATCTTGCGCTGATCGTAAAGATAGGGGTGGAGCAAGACCCACTCAAAAAGGCAAAACTGCAACTTGAAGCCGCCAAGATTACTACCGATGCGTTTGCCGCAAAAAGGCAGGCAGACAGCGAAAAGAAAGAGGCCGACAAAAACGCATTAGAGGCAAGGAATGAAGCTGCAAAAAAGCAACTAGAGGACAAACTAACTCCCGGAAAGCGCGTGTTGCAAATTGCGGAGGATATGGCGGCTGGCGCGTTCACTCCGCAAGGCAAGGCGGCAAAGCGCGCACAGGAACGTGCTGAAAACAGACTCATACAAAACGCAGCTAGGGAGAAAGCAAAAAGCGACTTCGGAAAAGACTGGCAAAAACTATCAGAGGAACAACGCCAAAAGGCCACGATGAACAGGGTATTGCAAGCCAAGCAGGTTGCGGTTGCCGACAAGGTTCTTGCGGCAATAGACCCGAACGACATTAACGCAATGGTTGCCGCCATAGAAAAACTTCTCGCAAAATGATCTACCTCAATTCCAGCGGAGAAACATTTGTCGAACAGCCGGGCGCGCAGCTTACGATTGACGCATGGGGATTGGACTCCATCACGCGCAAGTATAGCGGCAAGGTGGCGAACATTCCCGATTTCATCGCTACGCTTCGCAAGAATCGCAACAAGCCGGATGCGGAATACAATGCGCTGACGCTCACGAATTACACCATCAGCAAAGGGCGCGCATGGGCGGAAGTTGACATAAATTACAAGGGCACGTTTGACGGCAAGTTGCCAGCACCGATTATTGACGGCGGCGGAATGACAACTCAGGCGGTGCAACTGACATACAAGGACACGGAAATAGAGCAGCTAACAACCGCGCTGAACATCACCTACACTAAGCCCTCATGCTCTTTCACGTATAAAGCCGCAAGCGCAACAATCAGATACGTTACGCGCAATCGTCCTAGTGCAGCCGCCTATGCTCAGGAACTAGGCGGACTCACATCGAGAGTTCAGATCATTAGTCAGCAGGGAGCGCTTGGCCCATACGACATATTGCCACTGCAACCAATCCCGCAAAACAACGCCGATCCACAAGTTTTCATTCCAACGGAAAGGGCGTTCAATGCCATCACTGTCGTGGTAAATGACGGGCCTCGATACAAGCAGGAGGGGCAATTTTTTCTATGCGAAGAAAGCAATCAAGTGACGCTGATGCCTTTTGATTTTGTATTCATTGTAACGCCGCCTTAAAATGCCACGCCTAGACGCTGACACTAAAAACGTCCCTAACTTTGTAGGCGGCAATGTGCGGCAGCGCGACCACTTAAACGAAGTGGTTGACGCGCTAAACCGTCACGGGCATTTGCTAGAGAAGCTGGATGTTGCTCAGGCGGCTCAAAACCCGCTGCAAATGATAGTCGGCAATGCGCGAGGTGACAGGCTTTCACTTGTCGAGGTTGCAAACGCGAATCACATTGCAGACTTTGGCGCATTTCACCCCACGAAGCTAACGCCTTGGCAACCGATTATCAAAGGCGCGGACACCAACGCAGACGGGCGCGCAAAGCGGCTTTACGTGGATTTCAACCCGCTTTCTACGCTTTGGGGAATGGCGAGCAGCGCATGGGACAGCAGCGGTCAAAATTGGGATAAGCAAGTCGCCATTACTGGCTTTGAAGTTCCAGAGCACGAACCTGTTTCCGTCACAAGGGGAACGGATGTCATTTGGTTGGAGGTTGTCGTTGGCGCGTATTGCTCGCTGACAAGCGCCGCACTCAGAAGCGGGCCAAGGTGGGCGGCATGGCCAGCTTGCTACACAAGGACGGGCGGCGGCACGGGCGAAACGTATTTGAGCGGGGCTACGATTTATCAGCTACTCGTCAGCTTTCGCCCGGCACGCACCGAGACGCAGTTTGAAAAGGTGGATGTGGTGTTCGAGGACGGCATCAAATACGCCATGATTCAGCATACGTGCAACGATTTACTCGTCGGCATCCTCCGCCAAAGCTACGGCTCCGGCGCAATCGGAGACTTCGCCGCGCTGTTGCCTTGGTTTAAGACTTACAAGGATTCTTGACAATGACCCCTAACGCAAGCTACTAACAATAACGATGTCGCCCGCAATTTTCAATATCAACCTCCAAGATGAAACGGCGTCGGGATTGCTTTCGAGCGCGTCCAGCGAAAGCCTCGCGCAAAATCCGGCCTTTATTCGCAGAGACGGGCGGGATCGCAGCGTTCGCTTTCTTGCGCCATCGGGCGACGGCACGTTTGACGACGCGGGCGTTGACGCATCCTCGCTTGTGGAGGTTGCCATTGGCACGCCAGACGATCCGCCAACTTCCGGCACGTTTGGGCTTTCCTACCTTGGCGACTCCACGGGATTAACCGCCCTCGCCTACAACATCACCGCCAGCGCGCTTTCTATCGCGCTCAATGCCAATCCAGCCATCACCACGGCTGGCGGCGTAGCAGTCACTAAAGACGACGGGCTTTACATCATCAGCTTTTCCACAGTTGGGGCGCGTTCGTTGCTTGTATTCTCCAAAGGCACGCTTTCTCCCGCTGTCATTAGCACAAACAACGTCCTAGAAGTTCAAACGGGCGATGCGAGCACGCAGGAAGTGCAAGTTGTCGTTCTCAAAAAAGGTTATCTCGCCTATTCCAGCGACTTTGCACAAGACGCAAGCGGAAGCATTTCGCAAACGAACGTGCAGACGGGCACAACTAGCCTCCCTCAGATTACCCGCATTACAATCGCGGGCAACGTGAAGGGCGGAAGCTGGCTGCTAAACACGGCGCAAGCGCAAGTTGTCAAAGTCTATTGCCCATCAGGAACTTTGGGCGCAGTTGGAGGCGGCTATTTCATCATTTATGACGCCACCGGCAGCGTGGGTATTTGGATAAACGCGGGCGCGACCGCGATGCCTGCGGCGGTTGCTGCGTGCGACCGAAATATCCAGATTACAGGACTTACAAGCGGCGATGCTGCGTCTCTTGTGGCATCAACGATTGCTGCGGTAATAGACGCTGACGCTCAATTCGTAGCGACAAGTAGCAGCGCAATCATAACGATTACGCAAGCGGCAAGTGGTGCGCGTTCTGTGCCAACCACCAGCGGGGCGTATGGAGTCTCTGAAACTACTGCGGGCTATTCGATTGCCGCCAGCTTCCCCTACGATGCCACCGCGCAGACCATCAGCGCGCAGCTTGGCACGCTTTACTACGTGAACAAGGTTTCCGCGAAGGAATGGGAATTAACAGGCCGCAACGTAGGGGCACAAGCCGCGCTCACGCTGACAAGTAATCTACTTTGGCAACTCACTTGGACTGGCACGCTTTCACTGTCCACATGGGCAATGTATGTGGAGTTTGCCACGGCTGGCACGGATGAAATCACCCGCACCTTTGAAGTTCAAGTTACGGAACCTAGCGAACAGCCGATCAAGGCGTTGTCAATTTCCTGCACCATTCGCCGCGACGTGATAGACGTTGGCAATCTCACAACGGCAACGTCTTCGATGTTCGGCTATTTCAATAGCACGATCACGGGATACACGGGCGGCACGGCAACAGATTTGGATAGCCTTGTGACAACCAATCGCGCCGTTCCTTGCTTGCTCGCCTTTGACCATGCCAGCTTTGGCGGCAAGGTGTTCAAACTTCGCGCCGGAACCGACGCAGAATCCAGCCCGGCGATCATACGTCCCGATGATTACAACGCATCTACTAACGCCAAAGTTTGGCAAGCCTTTCAATAACCTATGCCCGTCTCTACATCAGCCGTAAAAGTAAATCCAGTCACGGGCGCGCTCATTGATCCGCCTGTTGCCACATTCGCAGCGGCAAACGGCTTACTGACGAGCGGAACATCAGACGCCAAAAACAGCGTGCGAGCCGCCACGACGACCAACGGCACGCTCGCCACAGCGTTTGAAAACGGCGATACGATTGACGGCATCGTATTGGCAACATCGGATCGTATCCTCATCAAAAACCAATCCGCCCCTGCTGAAAACGGCATCTACGTCGTAGCCGCATCGGGCGCGCCTACTCGCGCCACCGACTTCGACGCATGGACTGAAATAGTGGGCGCTTTTGTTTCAGTCGAAAGCGGCACGGCGAACGCTGGCACGCAATGGCTTTGCAACGTAGTCGCAGGCGGCACGCTTGGCACAACCGCGATCAACTTCGTTGTCCCTCAAAATTACGTAAATTTAACCACTAATCAGACAGTTGCGGGCAACAAGCATTTTGCCACAGGATCAACCATAGGGGGAGTTGAAATCTCAAAAGATACAGTCAACCCAGCCGTTAATGGTTCCATCCAGTTCCTAGAGGATGATTCTATTTTTGCGCTATCGGCCAACGCTGGCCCACTTTGGGTGCATACAACGGGCACAACGGATGTCACATTCCCGCTTTCCGGCACGCTGCTTTCCACCGCCGCAATCGGCGTATCTGTGCAAGCCTACGATGCCGATTTGACAACTTGGGCGGGCATCACGCCGGGCACGGGCGTCGGCACCTTCCTCGCCACGCCATCCGGCGCGAATCTCGCCTCTGCGCTTACCTCTGCGCTTCCAGTGAGCAAGGGCGGCACCGGGCTTACGGCTGGCACAAGCGGCGGCATCCCGGCTTACACGGCAACTGGAACCATCGCGTCATCTGCGCTACTCGCAGCCAATGCGCTCGTTATCGGCGGCGGGGCTGGCGTTGCGCCGTCCACTACAACCACGGGCGCAGGGGTGCTAGTCGGAACCATTGCCCGCCCCATCTTCGCCACGACTGCCACCGCAGCTGGCACGACCACGCTCACGGTTACAAGCGCGAGCACTCAGGAAGCTACGGGAGTCACGACACAGACCTACACGCTGCCAGTTGTCACCACGCTGGTTGCGGGATGGCCGACAACCTTCATCAACAAATCCACAGGCGTCGTCACGCTGAACAGCAGCGGCGGAAATCGGATTGCGATTCTTTCGAGCGGTCAATCCTGCACGCTCGTTTGCAAGAGCATTTCCGCCGACACCACGGCAGCGGCATGGGATGTTTTGCTGAATAATCCGACGCACTTTTTTGCCGACAACTTCCTGCGCAGCACCAATACGCTTGGGGAAATGTGGACTGCGGCATCATCTGGTGCGGGTGCTGGCTTTACGTTTTTGAACTCTGCAAGCTCCACGACTTGCGGGATTCTCAAACTGACCAGCGGAAGCTCGACCAATAATTACTACGCGCTGCTCGGCATTGGCGGCAATGCGTTCGATGCCGTGGGCCACAACGCGGGCGATTGCAGCACTTGGAGGTTCAAGCTGAATCAAACCGCGAATTGTCGCTTCATGTGTGGATACTCGAATGACTACATTTACGACATCGCCGACACTCTTAACGGGTGGCGCTCCATCCGGCTGCGCTACGATTCTTCACTTTCCGCAAACTTCATCTACGAACTTTTCCACAACGGCACCAGCCTGACCGTGGACAGCGGCGTTGCGGCGGATACGAACTACCACGAAGTTTCCATCACCGACAACGCGGACGGCTCGGTGACTTTCCTCTTGGACGGAGCAGCTTCCGGCAGCTTCACCAGCGGCAACATCACGACGGCGCTCGGAGGCATCAAGGGCGGTTCCATTTTTGCAGCCGTGAAGACGCTCACGGGTAGCTCTGCGATAGCCTACATAGATGATTACTGGCTCGACTGCCCGACCTTAAAACGATGAAAACCTTGACCGAAAACGACCTTATCCAAGCCGCTGAAAGGCTTGTTCACCGGCCTGCAATAAAAAGTAACGGCAGCATCCCTGACTACGCCGCACTCGTCGCCGCATGGCGCGACGAACGACCAGTGCCGAGCGAGTCCGCGATGCGTGCCGCCGTTGATGAGATTGACGCCGAAAATGTCGCCAATGCCGCTGTTTTCAACCTCAAGGAAAACCTCGCCGCCGCTTACGCTAATTTCAGCATCCCCAGCAAGGCCGCGTTCGGAGGGGATTACGATGACGTTCTCAGTCACATCGCCCGTGGCGACATTGCCGCTGCCAAATTGACCGTCCAGATGATTCAGATTCCCGCAGAAGTGCCGGGTGTGGCTGCAGAGGAACTGGCAACGTGGGCGGCAAAGAAAACGGAAATCCTCGCACTGTTTCCATGACGCTTGAAAACGCTTTGCTCATAGCCGTAAGTTCCGTGACTGGCGCGTTATGTTTTCTTGC